TTCGATGGTCGTCGCGGTCCCCGTTACGGTGAGCTCGCGCGATGGATTGTCGACGCTGAGCGTCAGATCTGCACCGGTGACTCCGGGCGTGTCGAGAACCTGCTGCTTTAGGATGGCCTCGATCGACTCGATGGGGGTCGACTTGCGGAAGATGACCTGCAGGTAGGGAACGCCCGCGGCCTGATCATAGACCGTCTCGCCGAGCCACGTGCGCAGGCGCATTTCGATATGCTGCCCGATGGCCTCCTGCCCGGTCACGATCGAAAGGTCGCCATTCTCGATGACCATGTCGCCCCCGCTAAACTTGATATCTGCCATGGTTACTCCGTCAGCGCCTTCGTCGAGATCCAGTTGCCGATCGATGCCTGGAGTGCTGCGGTCGCGGCGGTGACAGCCGCAATATACGCGCCGTTACTGATGGGGGTAGGCGGGACGATGCCGGCCCACGTGCTGCCAGCGGCTGCGATGGCTGCCGTGTAGGTGTTGAACGCGGCGACGAGTTGTTCGCCTTTGACCAGCGGCGACGCGGCTGCTCGGCCCAACTTGACACCAGCGACCGGTGGCCCCTCGAGCACGGTCGCTGTTTGGTCGGTCAGCGGCAGCGGGTTCGTGTCCGGGTGCAGGCCCGGGTGAAAAACTGCGTCGCCTCGATTGTGGGTCCAGTTGTCGACCGGGTCGACCGGGATGCCCTTCGAGCGCCACTCGGACAGGCTTCGATCCTGGATGATCAGCTCGCCCGTGTCGCCGGGCGTCAGAGGGAACGTCAGATAACCCGCGTTCGTGCGTGGCCACGCGACGGGAACATTCACCAGCAGCACCGGTGGCTGTGTGATGGTCGACGCCTGCCCCTGCGGCGCGTCGGGATTGACGGTCACTGTCAGCTGCTGCACGAGCACTGAGCACAACTGCGTCGCCGGGTCATAGCCCAGCGGCTGCTGAGCGCTGGCCGCGATGGCGCCGACTGTCGACGTGCGGATCGTGACGCGCAGGTTCCGATCGAGCTTCTGCAGCAGGTCCTCGAGCTTGGGAGTCTCGCGCAGGTCATAGACCCCGGTGCGTTGTTCTCGGCTCATGTGATCACCTGCAGCGGCCTTGCGACGACCGTCATCACGTTATCGCCGCGGGTGTTCCCCGTAAAGCTTGCCGACTCGACGCGCATGACGGGCTGCCCTACAGGCTTTTTGAACCGGTCCGTGATGGCAACTGGCACGCCCTCACGGACCGCGGGATTGGCCAGCGCCGAAAGCCTCACGCTGCCGTTATCCTCTTCGGTGAAATCCAGCAGCCCCGTGTCCGGGCTGATGAGCTCGGGCGGCGTGCCCGGTGCGATCGTGAGCTGCCCGCGGTTATACACGACGATCAACCCGTTCTCGCCGTAGCCCCACGAATAGTCAGGCCCGAGCCCGCTGACGATCTCGTCGAAGGTCTCTTTCGCCGACTTGCCGCTCGGGTCAAAGTTGCCGATCGTCCGCAGCCCGTTCGGCGACGTTGCGACAGCTTGATTCACCTGCTCGACGTCGAGCAAACGCGGCGGACTGAAACGCGACGCGAGAAGCGTCAGCAGGTCCGTCACAAAGATCTGCGCGACCTGTGTCGTCAGCGTCTGCGAGTCTCGATTCGACTGCACACCGTCGCCGAACTCGATGACGGTGACGATATCCGGGTCCCGGTAGACTTTCGCCTGCAGTCGCCAGATCTGCCCACGCATCAGCGAGAACGTCAGGCCGTCCCATCCGACGCTGAGCTCGATGTTTCCGATCGCCGAGAAGCCAGCCGACGCTTTGACGATCGACTGCATCAGCCCCTGCTGCAACTCGCCGAGATTGTAGATCTCGAGCGTGCCTTGATTCGCGTTCGTTCCCAGCTGCCGCTCGACGTCCCAATCCATGAACAGCCCCTCGCCGTCGAGATTCTCGACGTCGAAGCTGATGGCGCCTGAGAAATCGCTCACGGTGACCTTGGCGGCGACGTTCAGGTAAAACGGGAACAGGGTGGGCATCGTCTCAGGTCCCGAACGCTTGATCGGCTGTCATGTAGCGCAGCACGTGCGTCTTGTTCTCGAAGCTCTCGACGGTTGGGTCGGCACCCGCACCCGTCAGGTCGACGCAGTACAGGATGCCCGGCGGGATCAATTCGCCCTTTGACCGGTAGGGGAAAAGCAGGTCGAGGCCCACCGCCAGACCAAGACCTGCGACCACGGGTTCAAAGCTGACGGTGGTGATGTCGAAGAACCAAGACCCATCGGGCTTGTTTGTGTAGAAACGAAAGCCCACTTGCACGCCGTCGAGAAAGGTCGTGTAAGCATAGTTCGACGAGAAGCCGATCTCACTGTCGCCGGTTTGAACGGGTAGCTCGAGGATGCTCATGCGGGCGCCACTCCTGGAACGTTGAAGGGTAGCTCGGGCGAGTTGGCCACGGTCGGAGAGACATTTCCCCCGCCCGTCTGCGTTCCGTTGCCGGGAAGCTGCGCGCCGTAGTCTGGGATCGCGTTGGACTGGCCCGGGCTCAGAATGCGCGCCTCGACGCACGAGATCGTGATCTCAGTATTCGGGCCGATGTCTGGCGACCACGGTCGCGCGATCGATTCAATGAAGCACCGCGCCAGCGAGAAGCGCGGAGTCACGAGCATCACCGGCTCGCCGCGGTTGGCGATGGCTTCGAGATTGGCGATTCGCAGCAGGTCGAAGCGCACGAAAGCCGAGCCCGTCGTCGCCGGCCCGATGGGCAGCGGGAGCGGCGTCTGCAGCGTCGACGCCATCACGCCGGTAATGGAGATCCGCTGGAGCTCTCGATGCACGTTCGAAGTCGCATTCGAGAAATCCTGCAGCGTGTTTTCGGTCACCGTGTAGTTGAGGGACACGTCCTCAGAATCGATCAGGTCCATCGTGACGCGCGCGGGCGTGATGCCCGGGATCAAGTCGATCAGGGGCTCAATGGGCACCTGAAAGCCGCTGACGCGCGACAGGCGATAGATGCTCGCTGTCTGGACCATTTTCAGGCCCGAGAGCGCGGCTGGCAATCTCGACGGCATCAGCGCACCACCGATCCCGGGATGGCCTGCGCTGCGCGGGCCGTCTGCTTTTCAAACTCGCCACGAATGGCCATGGCTGACTCCCTTCCCATCTGCGCGGCGTTCTGGCCGCGGAAATTCTGCGTGATTTGAAAGTTAAAAAAGTCGATAGCGACGGTCGGCTTGATTGCCTTCGTGCTTGGCGTCTTTCGCGCCAACTGCTGAACGACTTTTTTGAGCTGCTTGGGGTCTGCCGTTCCGGTGCGCACGGCGAGCAGGGCCTCCGCAAGCGTCACGTCGCTCTCTGGCTGCTCTTCGACTCGCTTGGCACGCCTCCCCCCTCCCCCGCGCTTGCGGGGTTGTAGAGCTTCCTCTTCGGTCTGACGGCCAAGGATGACATCCTGCACGAGCTGGTCAGCTCGACGCCCGCGAATGCCCTTCGACTCGAGCTGCTCACGAACTCGAGCCCCTGCCCGCTGACGCTCAGCAAACGTGCGCGAAGCCGTCGACGATCGCTGCTCGGCTGCCGTGGTGACGCGCTCTCTACGCTCGACGCGCTCTCGCTCGATCTCTTCGATGACGCGGCGCGTCCGCTCGACGCCCTGCTCGGCTTGCTCCGTCGCTCCGGCGAGCTCTCGCTGCGTCTCGCGGATGCGGCTTGCCCGCTGCGCAGTCTCCGAGAGCTCGTCGTTGAACAGGTCGAACTTTTGAATCAGGCCGGCGACGATCGACACCAGCGATGTCAGGGCTAGACCGATCGCCCCTACCGGCCCCAGCGCCCCCGCGGTTGCGAGCTTGAATGCGACCATTGCAGACGCGGCGACGCCCAGCGCTGGCTTGACCCCTCCGATCAGCTCAATGAAATCCCGCACCGCGCCGATGACGGTCCCGAAGATCTCGGCGAGCGTTTTGATCACGGGGATCACGCCGCGCACGAAGTCTTTGACGCGGGTAGCAATTAGCCCCTTGTTTTGCAGGGTCCAGTCTTTGACCTGCGCGATGATGTCCTGCACGACGGGCGCAAGCTCGAGGCCGATCTCGTTGGCCACGCCGCCGAGCGTCGTTCGCAGGCGTGTCATTTCGTCCTGAAAATCTGCGGCCGATTTGAGCGCCTCATCACTGAGCACGCCGCCGGTGCGTTCGGCCTCGTCGCCGAGCCGCTTGATCCCCTCGGACCCCTCAGCGATGAGCGTCGCAAGCTGCGGGCCCGCTCGAGCGCCGAGCAGCAGCTGTGACGCGGCGAGCTTTTCCGACTCGCTGCCGAGCCCGTTGATCGCGTCGGCGATGACGCCGAGCCGGTCTTCGAACTCTAGCTCGGCGATGTCCTCGAGACGCAAGCCGACCAGCTCGAGCCCTTCGACAAAGGGCCCGGTTCCTTTGGTGGCGGCGTCATTGAACCCGCGCGAGATAGTGCGAGACGCGATCGACAGAGCCTTCGTGTTCGTGCCCGAGATCTTCGCCGCGAATGCGAGACGCTGGTATTCGTCGGCTTGGATGCCGGCCGCCTTGGCGCCTTTGACGGTCTCGTCAGCCGCAGCGGTGATGCTGTCGACCATCTTAAAAATGCCGACCGATGCAGCCACAGCTGCAGCGCCGACAGCCGCGAACGCTTTGCCTGCGGTCGCCGCGAAGCTGCCGAGCTTCGAACCGCCTTCGTCTTCGACGTTCTCTGCCGACTCGCGCACGCCGTCGAGCTCGCGCTCGGCTTCTTTGGCGCCCTCGACGCTGACGCCCAGCTTGATCAGCAGTTCTGCAATGGTCGTCACTTGCTCATACTCCTACGGCAGCGAACGCTGCCATTCGCGGTTGTGCAGTTCGGCGTGCTGCCATGATGTCTGACACTCCTTCATCTCGAGCAGGTCCATAAGACCCTCCATGTCGATCGCCGTCTGCAGCAGGTGATAGGTGTGAGCGTCGACGCCGTGACCGTTCGAGCAGACCACGTAGATCTCCCACGGAAGATTCGCCGGCTCGATGCCGGAATGCGGTCCGCTCGCCCGCTTGAACGCTCGCCACTTTTTGAGCGGCTTGCGTACTAGGGCGCGCCGAAAGAAACACGCCCCACCCAAAGCGCCACGTTGATCAGGTGCATGTAGCGCCCGGCAAAGTGGTCGTCAAAATGCTCGTACACGCTGCCATCGATCTTCGCTTCGCCGATGGCGATCGCGTTGCACTTGGTGCGCTTCATAAGCTCGCGCAGCACGAGAAGCCCGTCATTTTCGGCGGCTCTCGACGCGACGGTCGACAGTAGCGCGGCGTTCACCTCGGGTTTCGCCATCAGCGATTGCTTTTCGTCTTCGCCGGTGGACATGAGCAGCGCGAGCCCAGTCTCGCCGACTAGGTCGACGAGCTTCGGGAGGATGCGCAGACCCTCGGTTGCGGGCAGCGTTTCGGTTGTGTACACGAGACCGTCGATCTCTTTGGTGGCTTGCTTCATTGTCTTGGTTTTCAGCTTCCTACGACGTTTCTGTCGCTGGTGTTGGGGGCATGTTCAATGCTTGTGAATGCGAAGGTCCACGTCACTTCGACAGACGCGGTCGCTCGCTGCTCGTCGGGTTCGGTCGTGATGTACGCGTTCGTCAGCACGATAGCCTCGCCCGTGTTTAGGTCCCGCACGAACACGGGGCCTTGCACCGTGCGGGTCGCACGGTCGGTGATGGCGAGAGCCAGCAAGCGCTGGTGCGTCTGGCTCTCGGTGTTGATCAGCAGGTCAAGCTCGCCAGATCGGTCGGGGTTGTATAGCCGGATCGTCCCGCCAAGACCGTTCGGCCGCTGAGACCAGCTCGGGCGGTTGCGACGGATGACGAGAAACGACCCCTCGGCGAGCCCCTCTTCGAGAGCCACGCCGGACCAACTAACCGCGACCAGATCTGACGAATACTGACGCATCAGCTACCTACGAGATTCTGATTCTCGCTGACGGTTTTGTCGATGCGCTCGCACAAGAAGACCCACGTAAAATCCGAGCTCTCGGTCGCGCGGATCTCGTCGGGTTCGGTGCTGATAAAACAGTTCACGTAGGTGAACTGTTCACCGCTGGTCGTGTCTTTGAGCACCATCGGCCCCACGATGTCGCGGCTGTCACGGTCGGCAGCAGCGAGCGCGCGCAGCTGCTGATGCAAGCGTGACTCCTGGTTCACGAGAATCGAGATCGTCGCCGAGCGGTCAGGATTGAAAACCCTGATACCTTCGCCGACGGCGCTGGTTTTGAGAGTGAAGCTCGGCGCGGTGCGTGCTTCGGTGATGGTCGACCCTGCGGCCAGACCCTCTTTGAAATCGAGACTCTGCCAAGCGAGCTCGACTCGATCGATTGCGTATTGCTTCATTGTTTCGCCCTTTCCTACTTGAAGCTGAGATTGAGAGTGATGATCACCTTTTGGATCGCCCCTGCGAGCGTTCCAGAGGCGCTGATGCTGAGACAGCGGTTCGCCTTGTCCGCCGCGCTGACCTCGGACACGAGCGGCGCGGTGATCTGCGGCTGGTCGTCGGGCGACAGGTGCCCGAAGCTGACCGCGGAGTCGAGCACGCTTTGCCACGCGCTGACGACCTGATTGATACCCCCGTTCGTGTAGGGGATCTTCGTGGGCACGCCGACGAGCAGCGAGAGGATGGCCTCCTGACTGCGCTTCTCGAGCCAGTCGAGCGTGGTCGTGACGTCGATAAACCGGGGCTTACCGGCAGCCATGACGCCCTCGCTCGTGAAGTCGAGCTCACCGGCGTCCGTGTACACGTTGCCGTCGTTGCCGAGAACGGTCGTCACTTCGGCCGGCGTGATGTTGTCTCCGGTGACGCCTGCGAGCTGCTGCAGGCCCCAGATACCCACGCCGCCGGGAACGTCGAGATTCAACCCGAGCCCCTTGCTCATCCAAGCGCCGTCGAGATACCCGTCGGCGCCCGTGCTGGTCGCGTGGTAGACGGACCATGTGCGGTTGTAGTTGAACGCGGCAAGCGACGAGACGACGTTGCCGGCCGCGCCAGTGAGCACGTCAGCGTCTGCCGACTGTGCGCCGAAAATCTTGGAACGCGATTCGGTCCATGCGGCGACCTCGAGAATGTCCGCCTTCGTGCGGCTCTCGATGTTGAAACCGTAGAAGGAGCGCGACGGGTTGACCTGCTCGAAAGCCTCGATCGCCGTCATGGTTGCGGTCCAGTTCGCATCGCTGGCCAAGAAATCGACGAAGCCCTGATCGTACACGGGCAGTGTCGAGTAGTTGCCATCGGACACCGCGCGCACGTAGAAGAGCGCCGACTCGCCGTTCAGCGAGACCGCTGCCCAGTCGGCGGGCACCGTGAAGGTCACAGCCTGACCGTCAGCGACTGCTGCGGTAAAGCCTGACGTGCCGTCGACGACACCGGCCAGCGCCGCCCATGCGGATCCGTTCCAGTATTCCCACGTGACCGCACCTGCGACGCCGGCGGTGCCGTTCAAGTTGTCAAAGGTCAGGCCACCGAACGGCGCGAGCATGCCGAACGCGGCGAAGTTGCCGGCCGCGTCGACGAGCGGCAGCGGCGAGTAGTCCGCATCGGTCGCGTCATTGAATGGCGTGGTTTCGTCGCTGAATGTCGACGGCGCGGCGACCTGCCACACCTGCACAGCGGCCTCCTGAGCCGGTGCGACTCGACGCCCGATGACGAGCTGATCGACTCCGTTCTCCTGCGCGAAGACAGCAGACGCCCACGCGTTGACCTCGGGCGCGGCGGTCGGCGTAAAGCCGGCCGACTCGACTTCGGTGATCGAGAAATAGGGTCCGACGAGACGATCGTCCGACAGATTGTGTGCAAAGACTCCGGCCTGCTTTCCGAAGCCAAACTTGGCAGCGACGGCACCCGTCAGATTGATGGTGACGTCGACAAACAGATTGATGGGTGCGCCCATGTTTTCGTTCTTTCGTTGGGTTGGTTAGGGTGAAGCGATCGACAGATTTCGGATCGCGATGATGTTGCCGTCGTCGCCTCGGGCGGTGAATGTAGTTTTGACCTGCTCGATCTGGTCGACCGGACGCACCTGCGCCGAGCGCATGGCGACCTGCAGGTCGACAGTGACGCGGCTTTCCCAGTTCGCGCCAGCGATTGCGCTGATGTCGGCGGCGATGCCCTTGTCCCAGAGCGCGACGCCGAAGCTCTCGAGCTGCTCGACGTATTCTTCGGTTTCGAAGACGCTCTCGACGCGGGCCATCAGCGACCATGCGCCGTTGCGCGGCTCTCGCTGCTTCGAGAATGTCTGGACGGTGATCGTATAGACCCGCGTGCCCTCCGTCAGCAGCGCGGCTTCGCCTGACGCGACCTGCGAGACCTCGGCAAGCTCGCCGAATAGCTCGACGCTGAACACGGACCCGAAGCTCGTCGGCGTCAGCACGAGCTCGGACGGTGAGCCCCCGGCCGCGGCTGACCATGGGTCGTTGTCCGGGTTGGCGTTCAGGAGCGAGACCAAATCGTCGCGGATCTGCTCGGGCGTCTGTGCGACGACGTCGACGGCGTGGTCGATGCCGTTGACCCGCACGATATCGCGCACGTCAGGCGTCGAGCCGGCGACGTTCAGCGTCAGCGAGTCGAACGGCAGGATGACGCGCCCGCGCTTGTGCTTCTGTGTCCAGTAGCTCGGGCCGTTCGCCATCTGCAGCGAGACGAGCTCGGGCCCGACGGTCTCGAATGCCGCCTGCCCGTAAACCCACCCCACCGTCGCAGGCGCAAGCGCGTCTGACAGGGCCAAGAAGAGCCCCTGCTGCAGCCGGTCAAGTCGGATCGGGTTCGCCAGTGGCATCGGTTACTCCGGCTGCTGTACGTCCTGAAGGGTTGCGGTGCTGACGTAGACTGCGCCCTGCAGACTGTAGTCCAAGACCTGCGTCACGCGCCAGAGCCGCCCCTGATACTCGACGACGTCCGCCGCCTGACCACCGTCGGCGACGAAAAGCCGCACCTTCGTGTACACGCGGATCGCTTCGCTGTTGCGGTCCGCCTCCGGCAACTGGTCGAGATCTCGCCCGGTCAGATTGTGGACGGCGATCGGGCTGATGCGGATGGTCGCGTATGCCTGCCGGTCCCATCCGCCGTAGGCATTCTGCGCGGGAGGCGCAGCGCGGCGAATGTTCAAGCCTCCGGCGATCTGGCAATCGTCGATAAGGCATGCGACCGGCAGCGGCAACGCCATAGCTAGGAGCCTCCCCCAGACGCGTCAGAATCGCCCGAGACGAACTCAGGCCCGGTTGGGCGGCCAGTGTACTCGCCGACGGCCTCGAGCGCCCTGTCGGCGATGTCGAGCTCGTCGTCGAGCCTCTGCAACTCGGCGAGCAACTCGGCGCGGGTCATGGGCGTTCCGGCCTTGCGTTGCTCCCACCAGTGGCGCACCGAAGCCGCGATCGTGATGGCGATCCCGATGACCTCGGCGATCTGGTCGGCAGTGAGCTCGATGCCGAAACGCTCCTTGATCCCGGCCATGCCGGCGAGCGTCAGCAGGCCGCCAGAAATTGCGGCGATGGGGTCCGGCGCTTTGACGTGTTTTGCGATGTTGCTTGGCATGCTCGTCTCCTTACTTCTGCGTCATCAGCGCGCGCTTTTTGTCTTTGAGCGACTGAGGCTCGGGCGGCGGTTTCTTGCATGACTTTCGCGCACGGCAGTCTTCGACATCGGCTCGCCATTCGGCGTGCTGCATCTGCATCTCCTGCAGCTGCTGCATGCGCTCGACGTTGCCGGTCAGCACTTCGACGCTTTCCTCGACGGGTGCAACGCGGTCGCGCACCGGGTCGACCTGCAGGTGTATCGCTCGCTCGACTTCGGCTGTCGATGGCTTCGCCTGCATTTCGGCGAATGTAAGCGCTCCCCCGCCGATGAGCGTCGCAAAAAACCCGAGAGCGACTAGCCCCTCCTTGATGCTCACCGCCTTTTTCGCGGTGAGCTCGAGGCTATACTCTTCGGCCTTTTGCTGGCGAAGCTTCTCGCTGAGTTGGTGATCCCGTTTCTGTATCGCGTCCATAACCTTGGCCGTGATGGCGTCGGTCATGCTGTCCTGAGCTGGTGTCGTCATAGCGAAAGGGCCTTCGGCTTCGGCAGGAGCGGTGCGAAAGATTGAGGCGAGAAAACTAGGCGAGCGCGACGCCGGTCACAGCGGAGATTCGATAGACCACGCTGGCAACGATGCCGATCGGCCCGAGCGCGTTCGGCGAGTCGAGGATCTCAAACTCGAGCGCGCCGTTGCTCGAGCCTGCACCGATCTGCACGATCGCGTTACCGCTGAAAAGATCCGAATCGTTGTACACGCTCGAAAGCAGAACAGGTGCCGCGCCTCCGGGCGTCAGCGACCATCGCTGTTTGCCGGTCGACGACCCGCGCAGCGCGATTGTCGTCCCGTTGAATGCGCTGCGGAACACTTCCCATTCAACGGTCACCAGACAGCCGGACACCGATGTCAGGGAGGCATAGGAGAAGATATCGAATCCGGTGCTGACGTAAGTTCCGGCCCCTTCACCGCCGCCACCGGCCAGCAGAAACGTCTTGGACGCTTCGTAACCGTGGAATCGCTGCGGGGCTGTCCACTGCTCGGGGTTCGGTTCGGTGGCGACGTCCGTGCCGTACACCACAGCCTGATCGAGTTCCATATACGCATCGTTCGCGCCGGAGTCGGGGCCCGCGGCGAGCGTCGTCGCGAAGTCACCACCACCAGCGCCGCCGCCCGCGTTGTCATACTCGAAAGCCCATCGGCCGCTTGGCGTCGTGCCGACCATCTGCCACGTGAGCGTGACGCCGGTCGAGAACGTCGCAGCCGGGAATGACAGCGTCGATCCGGGGGGGCCAACGTCCTGACCGGTCGCAGGGTCGACGACCGTGTCGGCCGCATCAGGGATGATCGACACAGGCGCGGTCGGGTTACCGAACGGTAGCCGCAGGCTGACCTCCTGCCCGGGCTGCAGACCAGAGATCGCCGGTAGCGTGATCTCCAGCGACGCGCCGATGGGCAAGCCTGAGTCGTTGAACGCGACGCGCTCATCACCAGCGAGCGTGTACGTGAACGTCGGCGGGAAGCCGCTCGAGCCGAACGTCGGGTTCGGCGTCTCGACGAGCCTCGAGCTTGGGACCGTTCCATCTGCGAGCGACGCCAGAAGGGGATAGGCCGCGATCACGAAGTCGTCGGCCATGTTGGACCAAAGCTGCCCGGCTGCGGTGGCGATCTGAGTCGCTGCTGCCTCTTCGCCGCTTTGGTCGACCTTCAAAGCCTGCACGACGTCCGCATAGGTCCCATCGCTGACCGCCTTCGCGAGAAACTGCGCAAGGCTTTCGTTTTGAAAGTCGAAGACGTTGACTGTGTTTGCCATGGTTTTGTTCCTTGGTTTTGCTGCCCGATCTCACGCGGGCAAAGGCATGCGCACTGGGGCACGGCGCGCGGATGGCTTGGCGTGCTTGCCACCCCAGAGCATCAGGCCCACGACGAAGCTGCGCGCACGCATACGCGATAGCCCCAGCTTCCTGCAGTGCTCTCCGAATAGCCGGTCGATGTCCCGGCGCTTCGACTGCGGCAGGTCGCCGGATCGGAGCATCTGATAAAACGCGTCGTGAATCAGTGACGGCGCCAGCGTCTTGGCGGTGTCACGAATGCCGCTTGCGCCATCCCATGCGTATCCCTCCGCGATGGTCAGAAGACCAGAACGGCGCAAGCGATAGAAGCGCCGATCGACATCGAAGCCGCGGATCGGTGT